GAGGAGTACAAAGAGTACGAACCAGATGGTATTTTGATTGAGAAGAAAGCGTCTGGTGCGCCACTTATCTACGACCTGCGGGCGATGGGGATTCCGGTGCAAGAGTACACGCCTAGTAAGGGTCAGGATAAAGTCGCCCGTTTGAACTCTGTCTCGGACATAATTGCGTCGGGCAAAGTATGGGTGCCCCGCACGCGCTGGGCAGAAGAGTTAGTAGATGAAATTGCAGAGTTTCCGTCAGGCGAACATGATGACTTGGTTGACGCAACGACTTTGGCGCTTATGAGATTTAGACAAGGTGGGTTCTTGCGCTTACCAAGCGATGAGCCTGAAGACATTCGGTATTTTAGAAGCCGTAGCAAAGAGCGGTTCTACACAGTGTAAGGACACAAAATGGCAACAAGTTCAATGGACAAAGGTTTGTACGCAGCCCCTCAAGGCATCTCTGCATTGGCTGAGCAACCCGATATGGAGATTGAGATTGAGGATCCCGAATCGGTAAGCATCAATGCGGGGGATGTAAACATTGACCTGATACCCCAAAAGGAATCAACCAAAGACTTCGATGCCAACCTTGCTGACTATATAGACGATAAAGAGTTAGCCATGTTAAGCAGCGACCTCATCGGTGACTTTGATAAAGACAATGGTGACCGCCGAGATTGGATTAAAACCTATGTTGATGGTTTAAAACTACTAGGGCTGAAGTACGAGGAACGTACAGAACCTTGGCAGGGGGCTTGTGGCGTGTTCCACCCCATGCTGACAGAGTCAGTAGTCAGGTTTCAATCAGAGGGTATATCCGAAACATTCCCAGCTATGGGGCCGGTAAAGACCAAAATTATCGGCAAAGACACCCCAGAAGCTGAAGATGCTGCTGCCCGCGTGCAAGAGGACATGAATTATCAGTTGACTGAAATTATGACTGAGTATCGTCCAGAGCACGAAAAGATGCTGTGGAACTTGCCTTTAGCGGGTTCGGCGTTCAAAAAGGTTTACTACGACCCAAGTAAAGGTCGCCAAGCCGCAGTGTTTATCCCCGCTGAAGACATAGTTGCACCGTACGGTGCGACGAGTATGGAGACAGCCGAGCGCGTCACGCACGTCATGCGTAAGACGAAGAACGAAATTTTACGGTTGATTGACCAAGGGTTTTATAGTGATGTAGATTTGGGTGAACCCGGCTATGAGCTAGATGACATTGAGAAGCAGAAGGCTGAAGAAGATGGAATGTCCGCAACTCAGGATGAGCGGTTCCGTATTCTGGAGATGCACGTTGACTTGGACTTGCCCGGTTATGAGCATAAAAACAAAAAAGGTCAACTCACCGGAATTGCTTTGCCTTATGTAGTTACTATAGAAAAATCCACTACCACTATTTTAGCTATTAGGAGAAATTGGTATGAAGACGACAAACTCCACCTCAAGCGTCAGCACTTTGTCCACTACCAATATATCCCCGGATTTGGGTTCTACGGGTACGGACTTATCCACCTCATTGGTGGATATGCTAAGTCAGCTACCATGCTCATCCGACAGCTTGTTGATGCTGGCACGTTGTCTAACTTACCCGGAGGTCTTAAATCTCGCGGCTTACGCATTAAGGGAGACGACACCCCCATCCAGCCCGGAGAATTTAGAGACGTAGATGTCCCCTCAGGAAGTATCCGTGACAACATCTTACCCCTTCCGTACAAGGAACCGAGTCAGGTTTTGTTTGGGTTGTTTCAAAATATTGTGGAAGAAGGGCGGGCGTTTGCCTCCAGTGGTGATATGAATGTGTCTGATATGTCCGCTCAAGCCCCAGTAGGAACTACGTTAGCACTGTTGGAGCGCACTCTTAAAGTTATGGGGGCTATCCAAGCCCGTATGCACTTCACCATGAAGCAGGAGTTCAAGTTACTCAAGGTGATCATTGCAGATTACGCCCCAGAAGACTATGACTACCAGCCAGAAGAAGGTAGTCGCACTGCTCGTAAATCTGACTACGAAATGGTGGACGTGATTCCCGTAAGCGACCCCAATGCAGCTACGATGGCGCAGAAGATTGTGCAATACCAAGCTGTTATGCAGTTAGCCCAAACGGCCCCGCAGTTGTACGACATGGCGTTTTTGCACCGTCAGATGATTGAGGTTCTTGGAGTTAAGAACGCTAGTAAGTTAGTCAAGACAGAGGACGATGCAATACCCGTTGATCCTGTGACGGAGAATCAAGCACTCCTGACAATGAAGCCCGTTAAAGCATTCATTGAGCAGAACCATCAGGCGCATATTCAGGTTCACATGTCTGCTATCCAAGACCCAAAGATTCAGCAGCTAATGCAGATGAATCCACAGGCACAACAGATCATGGCTGCGGCTATGGCGCACATCAATGAGCACATTGCGCTTGAGTACCGCCGTCAAATAGAGACATCAATTGGTACACCGTTGCCAACAGAAGAACAGAACAAACAAGTCTCCCCAGAATTGGCTGATCAGATTGCAATCATGACTGCACAAGCCGCACAACAGATCATGCAGCAGAACCAGCAAGAAGCTAAACAACAGCAAGCCCAGCAGCAAATGCAAGACCCGATTGTTCAGATGCAAATGCAAGAACTTCAGATCAAGCAAGGTGAGTTGAAGTTAAAGCAGGAGAAACAACAGATTGATGCCGCAGCTAAAGCGGATCAGATCCGTATTGAAGAGGCCCGCATTGCGGCTCAAAAAGAAATTGCTGCTATGCAAGTTGGGGCTAATGCCGCCGCCAAGCGAGATCAGCTTGCCAAACAGCAGGAAGCTGAAGGTGTTCGTATGGGTATTGATGTTGCCAAACATAAAGCACAAATGGCAGTGCAGATGGCGCAACGTGCATCACAACAGAATAGACCAAAGAAGGAAACTAAATGAACCATCAGGCGTTCCCGTATCTCCTAAAAGAAATCGCCAAGCTACGTGAAGATCAGGCTGTTTTCTTGACTGGCGGCGGTGCAAAAGATTTTGCCGAATATCGGCATGTTTGCGGGGTCATCCGAGGTCTGACCCATGCAGATCAACTTGTCAGAGACCTTGTGCAAAAAATGGAGTTTGAAGATGAGTGAATTTGATACCACTGCGGTAGATTTATCTGGCATTCTTAATACGAGTGCAGAAGATAAAGCGAAACAGTTGCCTGACCCAAAAACTTTCCACATTCTGTGCGTTGTTCCAGAAGCGATGGAGCAGTACCACGATAGCGAAGTTGGCATCATTAAAGCGGGGGACACCATGCACTATGAAGAAGTACTGACCCCAGTACTATTTGTAGTCAAGCTTGGCCCCGATGCTTATAAAGACGCATCTCGCTTTCCTAGTGGGCCATCATGTAAGGAAGGTGACTTCATCATCGTTCGACCCAATTCAGGCACCCGCTTGAAGATTCATGGCAGAGAGTTTCGCATCATCAATGACACCTCAATCGAGGCAGTAGTTGAAGACCCCCGTGGCATTACACGAGCATAAGGAGTAACACATGGCAACAGAATTTGAGTTTCCCGATCCAGACAAAGTAGATACTTCTGCGGAAGACAAGTTTGAGGTTGAGATAGAAGACGATACCCCGCCAGAAGATCGTGGGCGCAAGCCTATGAAAGAACCCGTTGAGGATATAACTGAAGATGAACTATCGTCATATGACGAGAAGGTTCAAGCACGGATGAAGAAATTTACCCGTGGGTATCACGATGAGCGCCGCGCAAAAGAGTCCGCAGTGCGGGAGCGCGAAGCCGCTGAAACATACGCACGGCAAGTTATTGAAGAGAATAAAAAACTTCAACAACAACTATCTAGTGGAAGTAAAGTACTGATTGAGCAGTCTCAGTCAAGCGCACAGCTTGAACTTGAAGCCGCCAAGAAAAAGTACAAAGAAGCTTACGAATCCGCTGATGTTGATGCATTAGCTGACGCTCAAGCAGAAATTGCCAAAGCTACCTTGCGTATGGATAAAGCTTCAGGTATGAAGCCAATCGAAGTGGACGAACGAGAGTTCGCCCCCGCGCAACCAGAAAAACCCAACCTCACCCCCCGCACGCAGAAGTGGATAGATACCAACAGTGATTGGTGGGGGAAAGACGACGAAATGACTATGACTGCAATGGGTATTGACAGAAAGTTGCAAAAAGAGTATGGTGCAAATTATGTAGGTACTGAAGAGTACTTTCAAACCATCGATAAGACGATGCGCAAAAGATTTCCTGAGCACTTTGAGAGTGACCAGAGCTACGAGGAAGACGAACCGCCTCCTAAGAAAAGAACGTCAAAACCGGAGGACGAGGACTTTGAAATCCCGACCCGTGCAAACAGATATGTTTCGCCAGTGGCACCTGCCACCCGAAGCACTCCGCCTAATCGTATTCGTTTAAAAGCATCAGAAGCTGCGATTGCACGCAGACTTGGGGTGCCCATTGAAGAATACGCGAAACAGGTTGCTCAACTTAAAAGGAATGGTTAATCATGGCTGAAACTAAAGAAACTAAACAACAAAATCGTTTAGACCGCGAATTAGATAATCGCTCGGATTGGAATAGAGTAGAAGATTGGGTAGAACCCGATACATTACCTATGCCTAATGAACGTCCGGGTTGGCATCATCGCTATATTCGTGTCAGCATGGCAGGGGAAGCAGATCCCCGTAACATTTCTTCTAGGCGACGGGAAGGATATGAACCCGTGAAAGCGGAGGAATACCCTGAACTTCAAATGCACGCCACTTTAGAAGGCCCTTTCAAGGGCGGAGTTGAAGTGGGCGGATTGGTACTTTGCCGTATTCCAAAAGAGAGGATTATCTCGCGTGCCAAAAAGCACGAGGAAAAGAATAAGCTTATCGTGGAATCGGTGGACAACAATTATCTTCGTGACAGGGACAGTAGATCAAATATGGCGTTAATCGTCGAGAAAAAATCTAATGTTTCTTTCGGTTCTGGAACTTAATTTTTTAAGGAAATCAAATGGCTTACCCCACGGTCTCGGCCCCTTACGGCCTACAGCCGATAAATTTGATTGGTGGTCAGGTGTTTGCGGGTTCTACCCGTGAAGTACCTATCCAGTATGGATACTCCACCAACATTTTTTACGGCGATTTTGTCAACATCACACGTGGTTTGACCACACGCCTTGCAGTTACTGATGGTGGCTCCGCCACTACCGGTGGCACTGGCTACGGTCAAGTTGGTATCTTCCTCGGATGCCGATTCACCAATCCAATTACCAAGCAATTGACTTTCAGCCAATATTGGCCTGCAAGCACTTTGTCTGGTGACGCAGTTGCAATCATCTCTGATGATCCTGATACTGTGTTTAAAGCTGCTGTGGTTACTACTCAAGGTGGTACAACAATCGGTTCTGTCGCCCGTTCTATGGTTGGCTTGAACATGACTGTTTCCAACTTGGCTGGTTCTACCTCTACTGGTAACTCTTCAAACGGTATTTTGGCAAGTTCTGCTGCTACCACTTCAACTTTGCCCGTACGTGTTGTTGGTGTTGTTCCTGACACCGCAGCCGCTTTGGGTACAGCTACATGGTCAAGCGGTACAACTACTCTGACTGTTACAAACTCAGCTTTCTCAGCTTTACCTGTTGGCACCGATGTTTCATTCCTTGCAGCAAACGGTCAAACAGTGTTGACTGGTAACTGGGTTTCTACAGCCGCAGCAGCTAACGCAACCTCCGTTGTGGTCAATCAACAATATGCAGTCGCCGCCGCTGGTGGTGCTGCTATGGCATTGACCGCTATCCCCACAGGCTCAACCTTGGTGTTTACGCAGTTCACAGAAGTTTTGGTAAAAATTAACTTCGGTGTGCATTCGTATTACAACGCCACAGGCGCTCAGTCCTCTGCCTCTTAAGGAGTAACATAAATGGCTATTTCACGTGCACAGCTACTTAAAGAGTTGCTCCCCGGTCTGAATGCTTTGTTTGGTTTGGAGTATGTTCGCTACGGCGAAGAACACAAAGAACTGTACGAAGTTGAAACTTCAGAGCGTTCTTTTGAAGAAGAAACCAAACTGTCTGGCTTCTCTGCCGCACCAGTCAAGAACGAAGGCTCAGCCATCGCTTACGACAATGCACAAGAGGCATGGACAACCCGCTATAACCACGAAACCATTGCTTTGGGTTTCTCAATCACTGAAGAAGCGATTGAAGATAACTTGTACGACAGCTTGTCTGCTCGCTACACCAAAGGTCTGGCCCGTGCTATGGCATACACCAAGCAGATTAAAGCTGCTGCTGTTCTGAATAACGGTTTCTCTGCCAACTATGTTGGTGGTGACGGCGTTTCTTTGTTCAGCACTGCTCACCCCTTGGTCAATGGCGCAACCAACTCCAACCGTCCTTCCACCGCTGCCGACTTGAACGAGACTTCCTTGGAAGCCGCCGTTATTCAAATCGCTGCTTGGACTGATGAGCGTGGTCTGTTGATTGCCGCCAAACCCCGTAAGCTGGTTATTCCTCCAGCATTGCAGTTCGTGGCTACCCGCCTGTTGGAAACCAAACTCCGTGTTGGTACAAACAACAACGATATCAATGCGTTGATGAATAACGGTTCGATCTCAGAAGGTTACACAATTAACCACTATTTGACCGACACCAATGCTTGGTTCTTGACTACAGACGTTCCTAACGGTTTGAAGCACTTTGTTCGTACTCCGCTGTCTAACAGCATGGACGGCGACTTTGATACCGGTAACGTCCGTTACAAGTCTCGTGAGCGTTACAGCTTCGGCTGGTCTGATCCTCTGGGCGTATTCGGTTCACCCGGTTCGTTCTGATGATAAAGGGGGCCTTGTGCCCCCTTTTCTTTTGGTGTATATTGCACACATCTGGGTGACCCGCTTTTACCGCCACTGCCCCAGCAGACGATGCAACGATTGGTAAAAGCTCTTTTGCATAAGGATTCTTATCATGGGACGTAGTACATTTGAAGGCCCAATTCTTCAGGGCGACAATCGATTTGGCCCTCTTCGTAACGTAGGTTACACAGAAGCAGTTCAAACAGCATACCTAGACATTCTCAACACAACCGCTAACACTTCTGGTTATTCTGGTGTTTCTGGTCAGTTTATTGCATCTAACGGAATTCCTAATTCCAACGCAACGGTGTATACACCTTCTGCTGCAACATACCCACCTACGGCACAAACAATTCCTGCGGACTCTGCGACTAACATATATCGCGGTGCTGTTATGTATCTGCCTTATGGTTCAACCATCAATGATGTTTTTGTTGATTGCGGTAACCCTGTAGCCGTTTCTGGTGGCTCAGCCGCACTTACTTCCGCTACTGTATATGTTTCAAATAACTATACAGCCGCCGCAGGTACAGCAAAATATTTTCAAACTGGTTCTATTACTGCTGCTGGTCGTCAATCGTTATCAACATTTACTACAGCGCAACTTTATAACCAACAACTTGGAACTACC